CGAGTTTTTATCTGAAGCATTAAGTAATCCGAAGTTTCAGACTCTGCTGGCTAAGATAACTCCAAAGTATCAGTACGTTAAAGATGGAAGACCAGTCAGTGCTTTAGATAGGTTCTTTACTGCCATATCAAACGTAATCAAGCGTTTGGCTGGTATGAAGACTGCACCTGTAGATTCAGCATCCACACAGGTAGATCAGTTTATCAACGCCATGCTTGCTCCTGCACCAGAGTCTCGCAATGCTGGCGAAATGTATTTAAAGAATCTAAATCCTGCACAAGCCAAGCAGATGTTGGATGGTCTAGTTACAAACTTCCCAAGGTTTGATGAGGCAGGTTTAAAACGTATGCAGAGGATGTTGTCTGATAAGACTCCTCGTTTCGCCAAAGAGTTTGTTCTAGGACTAGCACCCATAAATGCTCTCGTAGATACTTGGGAGAGAACCATATCTGATCTTAAGCTGGGTGCGCAGTTAGCTAAAATATATCCAGATAAGGCAGAAGCAAAAGCAAAACTGGAAAAGATAAAAGGTCTTGCAAGAGAGTTTGAGACTTTAACATTTGAACAGAGTGGTAGAATCAGTGAGATGTCTCAACTCACTGAACCTGTGATAAAAAAGGTATCTAAATGGGCATCTAATACAACACCTCAGATGTTAGATGCCTTTAACGAAGTCATATATGAAAGCACTTTAGAAAGAGTTGATCCTTCGCTAGATCAGTCGGAGGCACAAACTAGATATAAAGGTGATAAGAAAAAATTAGCTAAGTACAAAGAGCTAAGAGATATATACGAAAAGCAGTTAGATAAAGAGGGGCAGGCTCATTATAAGACCATGCGCAACCTCTACAGAGACCTATATGATAAGTTAGGTGACATTCTCATGTTACGTCTAAAAGATGGCGTACCTGATGAGAAAGTGCGTAAAAAGATATTTGATGAAGTCTATAATAACTTGTTTTCAAACGGGGTAATTGACCCATACTTCCCTCTTACGCGTAGTGGCAAATATTGGCTTGATTACAATGCAGAAGATCCTAGCACAGGCAGAATTGAATATTATGTTGAGGCTTTTGAAACACCAAGCCTGCGCACCGCAGCTATAGAAGAACTTAGAGCTGGAGGAGCCACAGATCTAAGAGAGTTTGAAAATCTGTCCGAGGCTACTTATAAAAATGCACCACCGACATCTTTTGTTAATGACGTTTTAAAAGTTTTAGAAGCCAACAACGTCCCAGATGATACAAAAGAAGGAGTCATGCGGCTGTTTCTTGACACTTTGCCGGAAAGGTCGTTTGCACAATCATTTAGAAATCGTAAAGGTAGGTTAGGTTTTCAACGCGATGCAATAGCAGCTTTAAGAACCAGATCTCAATCTCTTGCAAGACAGCTGGTGCAATTTGAGTTCGGACAGAGATTTAGCAAATTAGAAAAAGATTTAGTTGATGAAGTAAAAGCTGCAGACATAAGCACCGGAGCCGTTAGCCTGTTATCCGCAGAATTACTACTACGCGCAAAGTTTGGTAAAAATCCTGAAGTAGAGCCTTGGGCTAGAGTTTTGACCACAGGTGGATTTGTAGCAACACTTGGTCTTAACGTGTCATCAGTGTTTGTTAACTTTTCTCAAATTCCGATGGTGGTGTACCCTTATCTTGGAGGTAGGTATGGTTACGAAGAATCACTTGATGCTATGGGTAACGCTATAAAGGTATTTTCAAACAGTGGGTTCCAAGGGTTTAAGTATGGTGTTGTGCCTACATTTGAACGTGAAATAGACGTTACAGGGCCAGAAAGAGGTAAAATGGAGAAGGAGACGGTGCGCACCACGCCGTCACTGGACAACTACGACTACGAAGATCCTAACCTACCTGCGGATATTAAAAAGTATAAAATATTATCGCAAGTCGCTGGTAAGTTTGGACAGCTTCAAAGATCAATAACCTATGATTTATTAGACATGGACGCCGCCGATAGCGTTCTAAAAAAAGTAGGTGCAGTGTCTGGCTGGCTATTTCATCACGGTGAGCGTGCAAATAGACAGGTGGCTTTGATAGCTTCTTACGATCTGGTGTTAAATGATATGCGTAAGAAAGGACGGACTATTAACGACGCTGCCATGGAAGAAGCCGCCATGGAGGCTATAAAAATAACCGAACGCACAAACGGAGGTGCCATAGCAGCAGGCGCGCCACGATACGCACAAAAGGGTCTTGGTAAAGTAGTTTTCTTGTTTAAGCGTTTTGGCATCACGATGTACTACCACCTTGGTAGGTTGATACAAGATTCTCTAGTCGGTTCAGCTGCAGACAAAGCTATAGCACGAAAACAATTTATAGGGACTTTTGGTATGGCAGGTGTCATAGGAGGGGCGCAAGGACTTCCTTTTATGGGTGCGCTGGCATTAGTATCCGATCTTTTATTTCAAGACGAAGAAGAAGATGATTTTGACACCAAAATGCGTAAATTTGTAGGCGAAGGAATTTATGGTGGTATTGGTAACTCTATTCTTGGCGTAGATGTGGCAGCTCGCATGGGTCTTTCTGATCTTATTTTCCGCGACCGACTGATACAAAAAGACACACACCCCATTCTGTTTGCAGCAGAAGTGTTTGGAGGTCCAGTGGTCGGAGTGTTTAACAATGCGGTGCGAGGGTATGAACAAATTGCAGATGGAGAAGTCGCCAGAGGCATAGAGACTGCATCACCTGCCGCCGTGAGAAATATTATCAAAGGAATACGTTTTGCAAATGAGGGTGCAAAGACCATGCGTGGTGACACGATAATAGAAGATTTTGGTCCGGGTGAAATTCTTGGACAGCTTATGGGATTTGCCCCAGCGAGATACACTCAACAATTACAGATAAATGCCTCAAAGGTTAGAAAAAGCAGAGCTGCTGGTGAGATGCGTAGCAGACTGACCAAGAAATACTACATGGCCATGCGCGAAGGTGATGTAGCAGCTATGAAAAAATTAAACAAAAAGATGGCTGAGTACAACAAACAATTCCCTGATTACCCCATCACTAACAAAAGCTTACGTAGGTCGATTGAAGGGCATGTGCGTACCACTAAAAGAATGGAACATGGTGTGGTGGTCAACCCTCGATTACGCAAAATGCTGCAACGAGATGCAGCAGAGTATGATAGAAGTTTAACCCTGTGGCAGGATCTAGGACTAGTTGACTAGAGAAAACCCCCCGCCGAAGCGAGGGGTGAGTTAAGGGAGAACGACATGTTTCTGGGAGGAACTTGTCCCAAACATGTTATCATGCAGTTCTCCAGACTCGCAAGCCCAATTTATTATCCTCGACTACGACTCGCGTTACTACCTTCCAACCCTTTAATTCCGCTACGTTTTTTGCCTGCTTCTTGGCTTTATTGACGTTTACGCATGGTATAAAAACTGAGGCGTTTACCTGCATTTTATCCCAGTTCACCACTATTCTCACCCCGTCAGGATCAAGATCATGTACCTTCAGCATCTTTCGGTCCGTCTAACACGTCTATGGAACAATCCACAATTATAACATCCGTCGGTGGTAAATTCATGTGTGTGCCTTTACTAAGACGCATCTTGGTTCTACGTGCGTTTAACTTTTCTTTTAGATCGTTAAGTAAAGAGTTGTAGTTCACCTGATGATCTCCACACCATGACTTCAAAGGTTTTGGTATAAGGTATGCGCGTTTTAGATCTGTTTCATAACGTGCAACTAACTTACCTCGGGGCAGTGCTTCGGGTATGACCAAGGACTCCGCTTCGTTTTTACGTAAATCGTCCGTGCTTTTTATCCACAAAACATTACTCCAGTGTTCGTGTATATAGTCGTTGAGAAGTTCTTCTACACCCACACTCATATCATCAAGTTTCCGTTTGTTTTGCTCTACGACGTCTATACCCCACTTAAAAACCTTTTGAACGTCGTAAGATACCATACCCAAACGTTTTGCTAAGATAAGCCCTGTGATAGTAGAAGCCACTAATATAGACCAGAATCTGTTTGGTGCTTCTAGTTTTGCCTTCCTATCTACTTTACTCTGAACGCTCAATAATAGTTTTTTAACGTCCTCTAAATTATTCATTATGTATTGCACATATTTAACACCGCCATGGCCGAAACATTTTTTTATGTCATCTTGGTATTTGTCAGTTTCTGCTTTGTCTAAAAACATGTGCTTCAAAGACTTAACTCTACATTCCAGAATACGTTGAGCTTCTGCTTCTGGTATAGCTTTTACAGTATTTATTTTTTCAACAACACTTAAGTTGGCAGAGGTTACTGCCAACAGATTCCAAGGTTCACCCCGATGCCTCTCGGTGTTACTACCACTAGCCATACGCCCCCGTTGCTTACCACTAGTTAACTGGTAAGCAAGATTACTCAACTCTTTAGCTAGAGCGTTGGTTAGTTCGTCCATATATAAAGGTAGATTGTGGTAGATTTCACCCCTGTGCATCCTCGTATTTATGGTGTCATTGTGGTCAGTTAACAAAACCTCTGGAGACCCCCACAAAGACAAACCTGCATACATAGCGGTAGTTTTACCAACACCGGAACCGCCATCTAAATGTAACGTGCCACAATTTATGGGGGAGAAATTCATCAGCACAGATCCAAAAGATGTGCCTACGACAAACTGATGTAGTTCAAACCCGTCACGATTATAAAAATTCATCAGTTTTATCCACTCATCATATGTTCCGCGAGTTTTAAAAGCCGGAAATAAACCTGCAGTTTGTATAGATGACGGATTAGATTCTACTCTATCTTTGTATATAAGTTTGTCACCAAGTACAAAAGACGTGCCGTCTTTGTCTGTCCACCCAAACTGTCTGTGTGCCTCATCCGCTGTACCGGTGGCCTGTAACTCATTAACCCATGTTGTAGTGTAACTCATAAGTTCATCCATCTTTGTCACTGCCACGCCTTGCATGGACATGTTTTTACGAAACTCTTCTCTGGAAGTAACCGCAGTCAGCGGTAAAGTAAATTCACGCGCTTTGTCCTGTGGCAGATGCAGGCGCATGACTACAGATTCGCCCAGCTCAACATCACGTATTCTCCTAACAACATATAAGTCGTTATGGTATATTAACTTCTCGTCAGGATCTCCATCGCTGTTCGTAGTCCGTACATAGATACCGCCATTTAATCCACGGAAGTATGGACGTGGGTATGTTGGAATAACATGCTCCTCATCAGCACCCTCAAAAACATTCTCTGATTCTTCGGCTTCTAATACACGCATACCAAGGCTTATGGGTGACTTTATTTTACCCCAGTGTGGACATTCAGAACACACACCAGACTCGTATTCATCAAACGTATTACACAGATACGGACCTTTTATCAGATCTACTTTTTTCTGATTATCATGTGCTGTATAATCAGCATGATTTTTTGATATTGCATGTATGGCATCATGTGAGTCTGTACAGAACTTAGCTATAGATAGCCCTGCTCTCCACATAGGTTCGCTACACTCTTCTTGATTTTTAAGTATGTGCTTTAAATGCTGACAGCCACGTTTCTCTTGCGTCTTACGTATTATCTCACGAAACGTGCTTTCTACATTACTATTCAAAGCATCCCTGAAAGCGCTATTCGTTTCTGGTACATACTTTTTAGGTATGGATACCGGATCATTACCCAGCAACTCAGAAAAACTATCAAAGTTTACTACGTTAGTTGTATCGGCAAATAAGAACTCCACAGGCGTCGGTGGGCTGTCTTTGTGATTATGTGTGGTGGGTATACGCAGAACCCGTGCAGCGTCCGCTGTAACCGCAGGATCAGCCAGCAAACCATGGTCTGCACACAGCTTCTTCAAACGCTCCGCCACAGGCAACCAGTCGTCCAGACACACAGGTGCATCTAACATCCAGTACACATGCACACCGCGACCAGAGTTTACCATAACAGGTTTTGGTAAAGATAACTTACCACAGAACGCCCGGAGCGCACTAATCGCATCGGCCTGTGTCGCGTAGTCTTTGCTTGCACCACAATCCAGATCAAGAAACAAGGCGTTCAAATGTTTTACATTATCTACCTTGCGCGATCCTGCTTCGTTAAACGTAGCCAGTGCGTAATACGCGTCGTAACCTTCAGCGTCTAAATTTTCCGCTGCATCTATAACTTTATCTACAGAGTCGTAAAACTTTTGTGTTCTACGATCATCACTTGTGCGAGAAGCGAATACACAATAGTGACCTTCGCCAGACAACACACCTTTCAAAAAACTTTTTACATCCATAACTAACACCAAAACCGAAAGACACTGCGGCAGGGGTGTCGGTACACACCCGTTTCAGCCATAGCCTAGCCGCAGTTTTGGTGATTAGTCGTCCCAGTCGTCGATGATAGAACTTAGATCGTCACTATCTTTGTCTGGTTTTGGCGGGGCAGCTTTCTTTGCTGCTTTTTTAGGCTCTTCGACTTCAGCAAAAGGATTGTCGTCCTCTGCTTTATCTTCAGCTTTGTACCCATCTACAACACCAAACGGTGATTTCTCTTCCTGCATCGGCGCAAGGTCAACAACCTGTACTGCTTTCAGGCGGAGCGATACTCCCGTGCCTATAGCCCCGTGATACGGGACAAAGACGACAGCGATGTTAACGGTAGATCCCGTGGTGAGCAAGAAGTCATCACCTAAAACTTTACCACCAGCATCAAACTGACTTGGTTTGCGGGTGGCCTCTACACCATAAACACCTTTCAAGGTTGTTTTGAAAGTGAAGTTATCCCCGTCTTTTTTGAAGGGCATAGGAAACTTATCAGGCCAGCTTTCTTCACTCTTCGATTTATACGCTTGAGCCATTTTCTTATATAGTTCTTTGGCTTGCGACTCGTTCATCTTGAACTGAAGAGTGTAGGCAGCACCTGCATCCGCAGGCTCACAAGGCACAGACCGCTGTTCTTGCGGATCAAACTTGTAAGTCCTGTTAATCCGAGGCCATAAAGCTTCTACGTCGTTAATAATATAGTTCATGTTTACAGTTTCAGACATATCGTTCTCCCGTGTCTTACTGGTCGTCATCTAGTAGTTCCAACAAATCGTCATCCTCCTCGGTAGCGATCATTGGTTCTACCGCTTCTACTGGCTTTTCTATTTCGTATTTTTTACCAGTTAGTGCTTCAGATATATCAGGTATACAGAATCTGTAGGTGTTGCCTACACGAATATAGGTTTCCTGTGGGATCTGTTCCTGTCTAACCCAAGCACGTATTGTAGATACGGATACACTAAAGTGTTTTGCCACATCCTCTATAGGCACGTATTTTGGTTCCATTACTTTTTCCTCACACTCATGGAGTATTCAGAGTCAACATTCAGACAATCTGGTTGTGACTCAGGGTTTTCTTCCAAGAATTGTTTTAGGTTTGTTTGGTTCAAACGCTTCTCCAACAACTCAGGAACGTTATGCTCCATGATGAAGGCGTGCATCTTCTCCCAGTCGTTTGTCCAAAACTTTTGCTTTACAGACCTGTAAAACAAACCCTCAGAAGTTCTCACACTCTCGACACTATGCTCATTGCAGTAGTCGAGTAGTCCTTTTTTGACTCTCTCTAACTGGCGAGAGAGTACAGAATCTTTCTCTTTATATTCTGCTGATAGCTTTGCCCGCTCATCACGGATCTTTATGTAAGCCTTTGTCAGCTTTTCAGCGGTTATATCGCCCATGACGTTCTCCTAAACGTATTGTTTTGTGTAATGTAGTGACGATATGTGAGTTAGTCAAGTAGTTCTTTATAGAGATCTATCATTTTTGTGTGTACGTCTATTCTTTTATCTAATAGTGCGTAAACACGTTTCTCTACAGGTGAACCATGAAGCTGCACGACTGTGCATTTGTGCTTCTGACCTGACCTATGAACACGAGCGTTAGCTTGAGCATAAGTCTCTAAGGAACTGGTTGGCCCCCACCATACCACAGTGTTAGCTGCTGTTAACGTAACACCATGTGCCGCAGATTGTGGTTGTATTACCAGCACCCTTGGTTTTTGTGACTCTTGAAAAGATTTGAATATCTGTGTGCGGTTTGGTGCAGATACATCACCGCGTATTACTTCGGTAGATATACCGTCTTTGCGTAGCTTATCTGTAAGTATGTCAATCGCATGTTTGAAGGGTACGAACACCAGTATTTTTTGGCTGGATTCGTCGATGACTTCACGTAACACTTTGTAACGATGCGCGATATCAAACTCCAACACATCGCTGTCATCCGTGTAAACAGCACCTGCCGCTATCTGTAATAACTTAGTCATCGCCACGGCTGCATTTATAGCGGTAATCTGTTCGCCTGTTATTTGCATGACGAGTTTCTTGCGTAATTCTTCGTAGTATTTCTTTTGTTGACGTGTCATCTCTATCTCACGTTTGACATACACCATGTCAGGAAGATCAAGACATTCGTCTTTTGTAAATCTTATCGCGGGTTGTAATGCACGAAACACTGTATCAGTAGCTGTTACTTTTGGTATGTATTTGAAGTGAGATATTTTGGTCATGATTTGATCACGAAAAGATCCAAAAAATCTTGGCACGCCCATGGGGTTAATAAGTTTTGCCAACCCGTAGGCGTCAAGTGGACTTTGTGCAGCTGGTGTGCCTGTCATCATCCACAGCCAAGTGTCATCATCCACCA